AATCACGCTTCGCAAACCGAATACCGGCGAACTTCGTGGCCTGAAACTGGTTGATATTTTGCAGATGGACGTGAGTTCTCATTTAGAACTTCTGCCGCGTATTACACAACCGCATTTGTCAGCCCAACAGATTGCCGAATTAGACCCAACCGATTTCACGGATTTGGTGAGTAAAACCCTGCTTTTTTTCGTGAAGCCGAAACAACTGGAAGGGCAAGTTCTGGAAATGATCCCGGAATAAAACTGCCCAATGATGTCGAAGAGGCAATGGCCGATGTTTCCACCGTTTTACATATTCGGCTGGATGAAATGGACCCTATGTCGCTTGAAGAACTGGCCCGCTGGCATGAGCGTGCCCGCGTAAGGTCAGAACAACAGGAAAGCTAAAACTCAATGGCCACCGGTGATCTAAACATTGCAATGATCCTAAAGTTCGTTGATCAGCTCACCGGACCGGCCAAACCTGCTTTGGCTACCATGAAAAAGTTCGGCATTGCGTCTGAAGCCGCAGGCCGCAAAGGCGTTGACTGGTCAAATCAACAGTTAGCGGCCAACAATGCCAGGCGCAGTGCGCTGCGCGGTGAAATACTGGAAACTGCAGGGCTTGGGTTTGCCCTTTTCCAAGCCCTAAAACCCGCCGTCCAATTTGAAAGTGCGATGGCCAGCGTTTCCAAGGTTATTGATTTTGATAGGTCCGACGGGCTGAAGCTACTGGGCGATGACATTCTGGCCCTTACAACGGACGGCCGCTTGCCTATGGCTGCTGAAGGTATCGCCGAGATTATTGAAGCGGCGGGGCAAGCCGGTGTTGTCGACAGTGCTTTACCGGATGATGAAGAACGCAGGCAGTTGATTGAGTTTGCTACAGCGGCGGCCAAGATGGGTGTGGCTTTTGATATATCGGCTGAAGCTTCAGGTGAAGCGATGGCACAGTGGCGCAAATCTTTGAAACTCTCGCAAAAAGACGCCTTGCTGCTTGGCGACGCCGTCAACCATCTATCCAACAACATGAACGCGAAAGCCCCTGCCATTGTCGATATTATACGCAGGCAAGGTGCGGTTGCGATGACCGCGGGGCTTGCCGAAACCGAAGTGGCTGCATTGGCGGCGGCCATTCTATCGGGTGGTGCTTCCCAAGAGGTCGCGGCAACAGGCTTGAAAAACTTCACGAATGCTTTGGTCAAAGGTGAAGCTATGACCAAAAAGCAACGTGCGGTTATGCAAAGCTTGGGCATCGATGCCGAAGAACTGGCAGAGCGTATGCAGGTAGACGCAAAAGGCGGTATTATTGCGGTTGTCGAAGCGTTGGCTGAACTTCCAAAACACAAACAGAATGCGGCGATCGGGCAGTTGTTCGGTGAAGAAGCCAAGGGTGCGATCACACCCTTGCTGACGAACATCGCTCTGTTGAAAGAGGCCTTTGGTCTGGTATCTGATGAAGTGAAATTCGCGGGCGCGATGCAAAAGGAATATGAAAAGCAATCCGCAACAACGGCCAATGCATTGATTGTCACCAAAAGCTTTCTCACGGCTCTTGCCGTAACTGCGGGATCGATTGTTCTGCCCGAGCTGAATAATCTTTTGGCAACCATTCAACCGATCATAAAGGCTATGTCCGACTGGGCGGCCGCGAACCCGGAACTGATCGGCATATTGGCGCGCGCAGTCGTGGGATTACTTGCCTTCAAGATGGGGTCGTTGGCTTTGCGGTGGGCTTTGTTCTCGGCACTCACACCGATTTTACAGATGATTAAGTTTGTATCTTACATACCTGTTGTTATGGGGGCCGGTATTCGTGGCATCGGTCTTTTAGGACGTGTCCTGGCATGGGTTGCAAAAGGCCCCATCAAAATGTTGCTTTTGGGCATCCGTGCGATCGGATTGGCGGCAATGGCAAACCCGATCAGTTTAGTGGTGGCCGCTGTCCTGGCACTTGCGTATGTTATTTATGATAATTGGGGTGCGATTGTCGAATGGTTCAAAACCAAAATCGAAGATGTGCGCGCCGCCTTTGATCAAGGTCTGCTGAGAGGTGTTCTGAAGCTTCTCGCAGAGTTTAATCCCTTCACCCTTATGCATGAAGGCATCACAGCCCTTGTCGATTATATTCTAACCTCATTTGTCAGCATTGATCTTGTGCAAACAGGCAAAGACATGATCCAAGGGCTTTGGGATGGCGCGGGATCGCTGGTCATAACAATGGTGTCAGCGATTAAAGCCAAGCTTTCAGGCATCATGCCTGACTGGATGAAATCTGCATGGAATTGGGTCGCAAACGGATCCGATCAAGGGGCATCCCAGCCCAAGCGCGATAGTGGCGGGCCTGTACGTGCAGGTCAGCCATACTGGGTCGGTGAGCGGGCCGCAGAGTTATTTGTACCGGGCGTTTCAGGCTCAATCCTGTCGTCACGCTCCGTTAAGGCTGCAATGGCTGCCAGTGCGATGGCCACAACAGCTATTGCGGCACCCAGCCAAGCGGAAATAGCCCGAACAGTTGATCAGCGTCCTGCCATATCTGCATCCGCATTCGCACCGCAATCCAGTAAGAAAATCGACATCGGCCAGATTGTAATCCATGCCGCACCGGGCATGGATGTGGAAGAAGTGGCGATGGAAGTTAAACGCCAGCTTGAAGCATTGATGGACACGTCTGCCGATCTGCATGACGGAGGTAGTTTCTAATGAGTGTAATCAGCACAATCATGATGGCCTTGGGCACGTTTCGTTTCGGAATAACGGGGGGCGCCCATCAAAAGCTGTCACGGACAGCGTCTTATCGCTGGCACAAGGTCAATCGCGCAGGGCGCAGTCCTGCTTTGCAATATCTTGGCCCCGACACCCAAGAGATTACATTGGAAGGGGTTATCTATCCGCATTTCAAAGGCGGTCTGCACCAGATTGATTTGATGCGGCTGCAGGCGGGCCTTGGGATACCAATGATGTTGACAGATGGGATGGGTTATCCGTTTCGCCGTTGGGTGATTGTAAGCGTCGATGAAACCAAAACCCTGTTCATGTCAGATGGCGCACCGCGGCAGATCGATTTCTCGATCAAGCTTAAAGCTTATGGGGAGGACTATTTATGATTTGCCCTACCACTTTGTTACTTGAGGGCCTGTTATGAGCCGGTATCGCGCCAAACAAGGTGACATGATCGATGCCATTTGCAAAGATTACTACGGCAATGAAGATATGCTTGAAGAGGTATATGAAGCCAACCCGGGGCTTGCCGCACTGGGGCCGATCCTGCCTATGGGTACGATCGTGTTTTTACCTGAGATCAGCACCCAAACCGTAAAACAACCCATTCGGCTATGGAGCAAATCCAATGCAGGTTGATTTCAAAGTTACCGCCAATGGTGCGGATATAACCGGGCTTTTACAGGACCGCTTAATCAGCCTTTCAATCGTCGATGAAGCGGGTATGAAATCCGACACCGCCACATTGATCATTGATGATCGGGATTACCGCATTGAACTGCCCGAGACAGGTGCGGAACTGGAAATCTGGCTTGGCTTCAAAGAAACCGGCCTGACCGCAATGGGCAAGTACACGGTGGATGAAATAAGCGGTTCCGGCCCGGTCAACAGAATGACCGTCACGGCCAAAGCTGCCGATATGCTCAAAGCGATCAAGTCACCGAAAACCCGCAATTGGGATGATGTCACACTAGGCGGTATTGTCGCGAAAATTGCAGGCGAGCATGATTTGGATGTGGCTGTAAGCGAAACCCTGAAAGGGCACTCCTACAAGTACCTGGCGCAAACCTCTGAAAGCGATCTGAATCTGCTGACGCGGTTGGCAAAGGAACTGGACGCCACGGCAAAACCAAGCGGCAAGACGTTGGTTTTTGTCGAACGCGGCAAGGGCAAGACCGCCGCAGGTGATGATATTCCCGTGATCGCACTGTCGCGCCAAAATCTTCGGTCATGGTCATGGAAACTGTCCGGGCGCGGCAAGTATAAAACCGCAATCGCCGAATGGTCGGAATTGGGCACGGCCAAGGTTCACAAGATCAAAGAAGGCAAAGGTGAACCGATACTGAAACTGCGCCACCGCTACGCCACAGAGGGTGAAGCAACCCGTGCTGCAAAAGGTGCCTTAAGCCGTTCAAAACGCGCCAGCAGTACGCTCAGCGTATCTCTGGGCGGGTTTCGGGGTGATCTTTTTGCTGAAGGCATTGCCGACCTTCAGGGCATCAAACCGGAACTGACGGGCGAGTGGTCAATAACGCGGGTTGAACATAGCTTGCAAAATACGCTGACCACGAAGTTCGACGCAGAACGGGACAATGCGGCATGAGTAGTTTCACCTATCCGAAGGCTGCAAGGGCGTTGCCACGCATATTCAAAATGACCCGTTAAACGGGAGGCCAAAGGCTGCTTCAACAGCCCTTAACACGGGGGTGAATTCTGACAACAACCCCGCCGACTAAAGATTGATTATAGCCGCTCCCTTCCTACGCGTAGGAGTGGCATTCATGAAGTGATTCTACGACCAATGAAAAGCACCAAATTAACCCCCGTTGAAACAATCTCACCTGTGGCCCCATGGCTGGGCGGTAAACGCAACCTTGCAAAACACATCACCGGTATTCTTGATAGTATACCCCACAAAACCTACGCCGAGCCCTTTGTGGGGATGGGAGGCATCTTTTTGCGCCGCTCAATGCAGCCACGCTCTGAAGTGATCAATGATTACGGCCGTGATGTCAGCAATCTGTTTCGCATTCTTCAGCGCCACTATCCCCAATTTTTGGAAGTGTTGCGGTTTCAACTGACAACACGCATCGAGTTCAATCGCCTGATTGATACGGATCCCGCAACCCTGACTGATCTGGAGCGTGCGGCACGGTTCCTGTATCTCCAACGCACGGCTTTTGGCGGTAAAGTTTCCGGGCGGAACTTTGGCGTGTCAAAAGATCGCCCCGGACGCTTCAACCTGACCACGCTTGAGCCAATGCTTGAGGATTTGCATTCTCGCCTGTCCGGTGTGGTGATCGAATGTCTGGATTATGCAGAATTCATCACCCGTTATGACAGTTCCGGTACCCTGTTTTATCTCGACCCGCCATATTGGGGTTGTGAAAAAGACTATGGTAAAGACATGTTCGACCGCAATGAATTCGCACGTATGGCAAAGCTTTTAAGCGGCATTAAAGGCCAGTTTATCATGTCGATAAACGACGTGCCCGGCATCCGAGAATTATTTGCCGGTTTTAACATCGAGGAAGTTTCGACCAGCTATACCGTAGGAAAAACCAATGACAGCCGGGGGAAAAGGGTGGAGTTGTTGATTTCGAACATCTAATAGCTACCGCGTTGCAGCGCACGTCCCAAAGCAGCGTCCAGGACAGGGCTTGGTTTTTCAACCCTATCTGAGCACTCAAATCGGCCGGTAACGGGGTGGTCAGCCTGGCTGCGGCACGCGCGTGGGTTGCTTTGAATGCGGAGCTAAGGGGCTAGGTTCGGTACATATTGGATAGAATGATTGAGTTGAAACTTCCAAAATGTTACTGTAGTTGTTCCAAACATATTAAGGCAAGCTATATAAAGTGAACTTCATTTGAAGAAAAATACTCTTAAGCAAAAACGCTGGCATTTGATACGAGCATGGAACCAATTCCGGCGCACGCATGGCAAGAACCCTATTGGTGCCTACGCCCTAGAAAAGCGCAGATACAATTATAGCACAAGTTACGTCAAAATCTGGCAGGGAGGAGTACAGGAGCAAGCTGTTTGTACTGGTAATATCCGTACAGCTCCTGCCAATCTTTGTTTTGAGAAAAACCCAATAGGAACAACGGATTTCTTCAACCGAGTACGAAATAATTTCAATATTTCGGTGAGGCGAGGGCAAACTGGATTTGTTACTCGACGCTCTGATCGAGCAATGCCGCGTATTTCTGGTTATTCTGACTTTTCAAAGATAAAAAGAATATCGATGGCTGCAGCCATCGTCTTATCCGCAGATTATGACCGTCTTAAGCATTATTTGAAAGAGGTGCCGCCAACCATAAATCTTCATGAATGGAAACCAATAGTTGTAACGCGATTGCACCAGCTGGGTTTTTTTAATTTGCTAGGGCACGAACCAGAAGACGCAATGTTGATGCAATCTGGAGATTTTCTCTTAATGCGCATATTAAAATCTCAAAACTCAAATGACTTAAATATTGTCGATCATTCATTGGGACAGCTCCGTGATTTTATGCGCTCAGGACAAAATGAACAAAACTCAGAATTTGATAAAAAAATTACTCATATTTTGACTATAATCAGCGAGGTTATGTCTAACGTCACACAGCACGCCTATCCTGAAAAATATGAATTCGACTACGATCACATTGATAGTTTTTGGATATCAGCAGAGGCAGATAAATCAGATAAAACACTACGAGTTGTGATGTTCGATCAAGGTGCTACTATACCCTGTACATACCCACGTCTGTCCCGTACAGGCAAGGTTAGAAAATACCTGCGACGTGCGCTGAAATCACCTGATGAATTTGACTATCGTGACGATGGGACGTATATTAGGGCAGCGTTAAGGTATGGTGGCTCCAGAACTGACGAGAATTACAGAGGCAAGGGGTTTCCCCAAATGAATGAGCTTTTGGACAATCTTGGTGGAGGCGAATTAAAAATTCGAAGCCGTTACGGTTGGTGCGAACGAGACTGTAACGGGAAAGTAACCTCTGGAAGCTTACAATATTCTATCGGCGGGACTTTGGTTGAATGGAAAATTGAACTGTAATGGAAGATATTGAAATGACAATTGATGTTGCTAACGAATTTTCACCTTACCCATCAGGGCGCGTTACCAAAGATGGTGACTACAATGGTGAAAGGTTTCGGAAGGAAATTTTAATTCCTGCCATTAAGAAGGCTCTTGCAGCCAAAGAGGGGGCTACATTCGTAGTTATCGATCTAGATGGTGTACGTTCTTTCGGATCATCATTCTTAGAGGAAGCATTCGGCGGCCTTGCACGCGACAAAGGTGTGGTATTTAAAGACGCCTTAGCGGTTCTGAAGATAAAGTGCACAAAAGCTCATTTAAAAATCTATAAAGATGCGATATTTGAGTATTTACAGAATGCTGATAACAAAAACGCTATCGTTTGAGTTAAAAGAGATATGTATGATAAAATAGCGCTCATGATGCTTAGTGCAGCTATTGGTTGGTTTTTATCTTGGCAACGCTTTCAGACATCAGAAAACGCTAATATCATAAACGATCATATCAAAGATATTGAGCGCTTTTCTGAAGTGCTGCGAATTCATTGGCTTAAATCATATTCAGATATTGAACCAATAGAACAAAAACGTGAAATTGCTGAAATCAAATCAATGCACATCTCGACCCAAACCTTTTACGGGGAGGCTGAGAAACGTCTGGGACGTTCAAGGTACCGTTCTTACGAAGTATTGCAACTACGCCTTTTTAAGGTTGGAATGGGTGGTGATTTTGAGAGCATTGGTCGTGATTTCTGTGAAGCAACCGCGGTAGAAAGCCAGCAAATCGCATGGGAACTAATTCACAGCCTGAGGATAGCTCGTAGAGAGCAATATAGTTTGGTAAAAAATACTTTTGCTAAGATATGCGATAAATTATCAATCACAGCCTAAAACGCCCTGCTGCAAATATCCTTGTCATTTCCTGAAATAATCCGTGGCGAGCTACATAGGTCGTTCTCAAATAGCAATTTATTTTGGAATAAAAAATACTGATGAGGCTCAATCATATTTAGAACATCCCGTTCTTGGCGACAGATTACTGAAATGTTGTTTCATTATGCTAAAAAAACTGAGAAATCCGCAAAGGAAATTCTTGGTCCTGTTGATGCTATGAAATTGCGCTCTTGCGCCACTTTGTTTGGGTTTCTCAAATCTGACCCGGTTTTTGATGATATCATTAAAACATTTTATAATGGCAAACGCTGTCAAAAGACACTTTCTGAAATACAAAAAACCTAACCTCCAAAACACTTTCAAAGAAAAGCAGCTACAACGTGAAAAATAAAAACGCTGCGAATATCATTTTGGCTG